ACACATTACCAAATCAAAATGATTTTTAGGCAACGGGTTGTCGTCCTTGGTGAGATCACAAGCAACATCAACATCAGGGCCTGCTACTAAATCAGTGCCAGTGTACTCGGCTCCAAGATTTTGAAAGTATCCTTTGTGCCTAAACTTGTTGTTGTTGGCTCCAACTTCTAAAACTTTTCCATTGAAGTTTGGCAATACCGTTTCTAAGTAGATTAAATGATTAGGACTTCCCATTGAACACCTCCAACCAACGTTGTGCAATTACCTCTGGGCTGTAATTTTTTCTAGTGTAATCCTGTCCCAGTTTGATACGTTCCAACACCTCACTGGGATTATTTCTTGCCCACTGTATTCCTGTGATAAAATCTGTTTGCCAGGTGTAAGGATCAAACTCACGATAACTGTCCAGTGGACTAGTTATAACAAATTTACCTGACATCACTCCGTCAATCAATCGATTGGCACTTTTGGTTTCAGTGCGATAGTGGTCGGTGTCAACTGGCATAAGAACAATGTCAGTGGCAGCCAATAACTGCCCCTGCAATTCCCAGTTCCATTCAAAAAATTTCAATTTAGCAAAGTTTATGCCTTTGTGAACACCCTTGTTGTATCGCCCAAGTTGTTTGTTATAAACACGTTCGGCTTTGCCAGTGACCATGGTGAATTCATAGTCACCAATTTCTTGCTCCAACTTCTGCCAGACTGGCACCATGGGGAAAAATTTAAGACTTGAGCCACCACCAAACCAAAGTAGTTTAATAGGACCAGATGGGGCAAACACAGGCGATAGTTCTGGACGTTCGTAGGGATCTGGCACCACCAAACTTCGTCGCCCGGTGTGGGCTAACACACTTTCGCCCATGGCTTCACTGTTGACTGTGACAATGTCAGCCAGTTTGCAGCAAGGAGCATATTCAGGTTTTTCACCAAATTTATTGTCACAGAGATCATAGATAGTCAATGCGCCTAGATTCTTTGCATATTCAATTTGTTCAGGCTGGCTGAGTTTTAAAAATATCACCACGGTGTCGTTGTCTATGCCCTCAAGACTTCCAGATGCAGTGACATCATATCCCTGAGCCTTCAACGTTCGTGCCATGAGATCACCTCTAAGCCTGTGACTTGCACGTTTGGTTTTAAAACTTTCAGCAAAGTATCGTATTTTCATTACCATCCCATGATCCAATCATCTTTGATTTGATCTAATTTTCGCATGCCCCATGATTCCAGCAATGCAACTGCAGCATGTTGACCATACTCGGCACTGTAAGTGTCATGCGGTTTTTGTTCAATTACCACTATGGGACGACAACGTCGAATAGTTTCCTTTCCGCCCTGTAGCACTTTGTATTCAAACCCTTCACAATCAATTTTGATATAATCAATGTTGTCGTAGTTATAGTCGTCCAAGCGACGCATTTCAATTGTGCCATGCCCCATACTATTGGGATCAACATGTGTGTGTCCCATGTTGTCTTGGGTGATGATCATGTTGGCTGTGGTTTTTTGATCGCCCAGGGCAAAAGGTTCAATGTGTAACTTCCAAGAACTGATATTTTCCAACAGACATTGTCTAAAAATGTCTACTGGTTCAAATGCAACAACAAGTTGAAAACTTTCGCAAAGGTCACGTGCCCACAGCCCTACGTTTGCGCCAATGTCGATGGCAGTGCGCCGTTGTTGACAATACGTTACACTTCGATCTCTGACTTGATGTTGATATCTTGCTGGTCCACCTTTGCCAACGCTTTTGTCAAGCATGCGTTGAAAATGTGTTTCTCCTTCGGGGAACCACCATCCTAAATGTTCTTTCATAAAAACTCCGCTTCTAAAATTCTTCTTGCAGTGCCGTCAGCAAGTTCTGTGTTGTGAAACTGCCCATAGGCAAGATGCCTACACCACTGTTGTATCAAATCATTGTTGGGGAAAAATGGCGATTCTATGTTGCTCAAATCTGTGTTGGCCACTGGCAATGCCGCCGAACAGGGTGCCCGGACAAATGCCGGAATTCCGCTTAGTATGGCCTCAACTGCTGCGTTTGAATTAAATGTAACCACTGCCCAGACATCTTTCAATGCATCTTGAAAATCATTGGCCAATCTTGTTTGTCTGTTTTTAGTGCGTTGACGAACTATCACAGGACGGTCAGTGTGTTGCTTTATAGTGGCAAGTGTTTCGCCAATCCAAGTTTCTAAATCTATGCCATAGACTTGGCAAGGTTTTTCATCTGGTGCAGCAAGCATGATTGAACGCCCGTCTGTGCTACGATCTCTTGGTTTAATTTGCAGCCGTTCCCAACGGTCAGCAGGCCTTTCAACAATGTTGCCGTGTTGAAAGTTGTTGGGCACTATTCTATGCCAGACTTTCCAGCCATGGGGATTAAGTGGGCCAGGACGATTTCCAAAATACCCAGTGTCCATATAAAGAAATTTGCGACCATCTGCCCAGCACTGCTTGATAATTTTATGTTTTAATATCCCACGCAACACCAGTGGATCTTGACTCTGCTCATAGCGCCAAGTTTCTAACCTAGTAGGAGTCACGCCCGATCCCTGAGCAAACATGTTTATGTACTCGTCGTTGCCATTCTTACTTAGGTATGTCCATGTCATCTAATGCCCTGCCAATATCCTTCGCTGCGAGCCACCTTGATGTCATGAAGATGACTGTGCCCGGCCTGCTTTCGGTCATCACCTTTGAGATGGTCAAGGTATGCACCCCAGGCCGAATTGATCAATGGATGACCTTCTCCAGGTGAGTTGCGAGGGCTTGTACGTAAGTCGCCAAGATTCTCGCTCCAGTTTAGTTGTTGTAATCCATCAATGCCGTTTCGTACTGCATCAAATACAAAACTGTCGTGCCACTCATCCAGCAAGAAGATTCCATTGTCGGCATCGTTGTACATGCGCTGAAATTCTTTGAGGAACCTTGTGGTGCCTTTGGTACCAAGATGCATGGCGTATAACCCACATTCTGAGAACTTGCCTTTTCTTCCCAAAAAGCACAAGTCACGATCTTCGGGGCACATTGTGTCAAGGAACTCCTCTGATACCGGAGTGTGGCACACCATGTCGGCATCCATCCAAATTAACCAAGGAGTTGTGCAGATTTTGGCTGCATGGAATATGGCATAGACTTTGTGACTGAAACGGATAGCATCCCATTTGAAAACTTTGTTCCAGTCCTTGCGTTGTCTACGCACAGGGTCAGCTGAGATATCGCCTCGGGCTCGGGGCACTGATGCCCAATGCTGTTTGAACTCCATCAAAGCCGAACTAGAAGTGTTGAGATCGCGCACTTCTAAGTTAGGCGCAAATTGAGCGACTGGACACTCTTCAGCATAGGCCAAAAGCTTCACTGCGGCGGGCCAATTTTGCACATAAGTATCAATCATTCTACTGGCATATTGATTATAACCAGTCTGATTAAACGTGGTAATTACTGTATATTTCACGGAATTATTTAGTGACTAAAACTCTTACATGGTTTGAAAATCAATGTGCGTTGAATTCGCCCGACGTAATGCGAGCGTTTCTTGCCGGAGCCCAACGGGCGGGATACGACATTGTGCCAAATTCAATGACAGCTGACGTAGCAGTGATTTGGTCAGTGCTATGGTTTGGGCGTATGCGTGACAATCAAAAAGTCTACGAACACTACAGGAAACAAGGCAAGCCTGTGATTGTGATTGATATTGGGGCGTTGAATCGTGGTGTTACCTGGAAGGTTACTGTAAACCATGTCACTGCAGCAGGATATCACGGACATCGGGAAAACTTAGATCCTGACAGACCTCGGCATTTTGGATTACACTTAAAATCACCTGCCAGTGCTAGGCCCGAAATTTTAATCTGTAGCCAACATGCCCATAGTCTACAAATGACAGGTTGGACAACTGCCGAAGCCTGGGTCAACGAACAAGTTAAAAAATTACGTCAGTACACTGATAGACCGTTGATTGTTAGGCCGCATCCAAGAAGTCAGCTCAACCCAGGCCTGCTGGAGTCTAGACTCCAAATTCAAACTCCCAAAAAACTAATCAATACATATGATAGTTTTGATTTTGACCTTGGCTATCATGCTGTGGTCAATCACAATTCAGGTCCTGGGATTCAAGCTGCAATCGCAGGAACACGCCCAGTGGTTGACAATTCCAGTCTGGCATTTCCGGTGAGTTTTGGCATGGCAGCTCTGGAGCAACCTTACACAGTTGATCGTGAACAATGGTTGATTGAAGTATCACACACTGAGTATTCGGTAACTGAATTAGAACAAGCCATATGGTATCCAAGACTAAAACCAGCATTGACATAATATGAGCAAAGAAGAAAAAAGACAACTAAGAGCCGAGCAGCAACGAGTCAAAGAAAACATCGAAGAGCGTCAGCGTAGAGCTCGAGAAAAAGACGCACGTCGGCTAGAAAAAACTATCATAGCCAACGAACGCAAACTTGCTGCGCAAATTGAACCTGCCAAAATTGATCTAGATGGCCCAGTGAATGTGGTGTGTTTGATTCACGGTACCGGATACTCATGGAACTATGTTGAACGATTGTACAGCATGGTGATGAGAAATATAACTCGTCCAGTGAGATTTCATGTGTACACTGAAGCCAGCAGAGAGGTGCCACCGCACATGATCAAACATGTTCTTGAAGAATGGCCCGGGGTGTCGGGTCCAAGGAAAAGTTGGTGGTACAAAATGCAGTTGTTTAATTCTGACTTATTCAAAGGGTCACTGTTGTATTTTGATCTTGATATTGTGATAGTGGGATCGTTGGACTGGATCCCGTTACTGCACCCAAAATTTTTCTGGGCTCCCAAGGACTTTAGAAGCATGTGGCGAGCCAGCCACACAGGGATCAACAGTTCAGTGATGTGGTTTGATACTCAGGCGTTTTCATACATCTGGCAAGACTTTAAAACTAGAGATTTAACTCATACTATACAAAAATTTCAAGGTGATCAAGATTTTGTAAGCGAAGTAGTGGACAAGAGATTGCTGCGGTATTTTCCTCCAAACAACGCCATCAGCTGGCGTTGGCAAGCCAAAGATGGCGGTGTAAACTTTAAAAACCGACTGTATTTGTCGCCAGGCACCGGTACTAGATTTACCAATATCACAAGTATCTTGATTTTTCATGGTTCCCCAAAACCACACGAAGTTGACGATCCTGTGATACAAAACTTTTGGAGGTAAATAGTGTTGGGAGAAAATTATGATAAATTTTAACTTTTGTTTGCTTGGACTGGCTTACAGCGATGCTGATCCATTGACAGTCACAATTACCATGGACGGTCAAGTGGTGTATACCGGTGCTGTAGCAACAACACATCCAACTACTGTGCCCGGCAGCTTCACAGACGCCAGCCAAATTTTGGCCACATGGGTCTGGCAAGAAGATCCCCCAGAGGTACCGCGTGAAATGGTGGCTAGTGTTGCAGTTTCTGGCGGCGATTCATTGTGTGGTGTTGTACTTGAAGATTTCCAAGTTGAATGGCCTCGCCCAAACCTAGGAGACTACG